ACATCTTTAGTCATGTGTGGGCCATCAAAATGAACTAAAGCATAATTATTTACATAATTAAATTTATTCATGAAATTAATATCGGTCATTTTAAACATTTGAAAATTATTATAATCTTTAAAATCAATCATCATTTGATGGTACATATCATCCGTATAATCACGGGTATAAGCAGGACTATTATCATAATGTTGATATTCTAAGTTACCATAGGGATCAATTCCAATATGGGTTTGAGGTTTAAAATGATCTAAAATAATTTTAGTTCCCATACCTTCTCTCACACCTATTTCACATGAAACAGCTGCAGCAGAACCTGCCCAGGGATGTTCTTTACACCATTTAACTAACAATTCATATTCTGTACTATCGCCTCGTATCATATTACTCCTTTTATTTTTTTGGTCTTTCTAAAATCTTTTTTATCTCTCACCATTGTATAAGCATCTTTACCATCCATATAATACCCTTCAATAGTATAAGTTTTCTTTTTAGGCTTCTTCTTTTTTTCCTTCCTTAACATTTTTCTCCCTCAGTTTAGATTGAAGATATATTTTTTGTTTCCTTAACATATCAATTTCTTCATGTAATTTTCTAATATGTTCAACCGTCAATACATCTCTTTTAACTGTATCTTTCATTGGATGATTATCTTTTAATTTATTAAGTCTATCTAAATCTTCTGGAGTCATTGCATCCTCGCAGATTCAACATGATCTAAAAGATCGTTGATAGATTCTTCAGTAATTTCTATTTCACCCTGGTTATCACATTTTTTACAATCTTTTTGTAAATCAGCTTCTCGTGAATTACCGATATATCCATTACCATTACAATCAGGACAAATCATTTTACCACTCATTACTTCCTCCCAAATAAAGTTTCTGGTGTAACATTTGGTGGCGGAGATAAAAGTATACCTGTTGTTTCTTCGATGTAGGTTTTCTTTAACTCTTCTTTATCTTTAGCAACCATTAATTTAGAAATTAAATCAATGGCTCTTACCGCTACTTGATTTGAAGTTAGATCACCTTTAGTTAAATGATCTTTTAGCATTTGTTTATGCGTTCTATTTAGTTTCATAATTCCTCACTTTCGTTGATAGATTATTTATAGCAGAAACAAATTTTTCTGCAAACTTTTTTCTAGCTTTTCTTTTTATGTAACCAGGATCAAATCCTGCATTTTCACATAAAACTCTAAACTCTTCACTTTCATTATCTTTTAAAAAATTTAAAGCTTCCTGTCTATCTTTCTGTGAAGTTTCATATTTGGGTGGACCAAAAGCATCTTCAAATGTTTGGCCTAGGACTGCTTGCCAAAGTTTGGTTTCTGGGTCCTTAGCAGGTTCCAGTTCCATTGCAAACATACCATGAGCATAGTAATTAACACCTGCTCTGCTTTGTGTTTTAGGCATCTTTATTTACTCCTTTTCTTTTTTACTTTCGTTAGTTTACCATTTAATGATTTTGCTTTTTCATTAACTAGTAATGTTATAGTTTGAGATCGACTGATTGTCATCTGTGGCACAATGACGCGCCTAATCGAATCAATCTTATTATAAGTATCTTTAGGTAAAGACACGTTTTTGTATTTACTTATGTCTGTCATTAGTATAACCTTTCATTTAATAACATTGAATGTAGGATGTTATAGTAATTTATTCAAGGTGTCAATATGAAATGGATTTTAATTTTACAAATATGTTCAATTGTTGAGAGAAGTTGTGCTCCAGAAATGCAATTTCCAGCACCAATTACCTCTTTTTATGACTGTCAGGCTATTGCTTTTGATGCAGCTAAAGATTGGATTGAAGGTATGGATAAAGATTTAGTTAATAATAAAGAAATAATTATTAGAACTACTTGTTCACCAATGAAACCTAGTATTTAAACTCTTCCTTGACCATTATAAGGCTTATAATTTCGTTTCTCTGCCTTATTCATATTTTTTTTGTGCCTACCTATTTTAGGTTTGCTTCGTTTTTCGTAAGTATTTACTCCGAAACCTTTTGCCTTTTTAGCCATTGTTCATCTTCCTGAGTTAATTTTATATACCTTATAGATCCATTAATATATTGTTTTGTATCTTCACCACAATTTGTACATCTGTAATAGTCATCTACAATTGCAACCAATATTGTTTCTTCACTACAATGTTGACAATATCCACTAACGGTATCAATACTTTTTAAAAAATTATTTAATTTATTACTCATGTAATATCTTTAAACTTTCCTGTTACGGGTTTATATTTTGTTTTACCCTCAGCTTTAAATGCATGTAAACAACTTGCTCTTCTATTTTCAGGAACATAGCTGCAATGAATCCATCCAGAATTTGGTTCACCTGGAGTATAAAATTCTAAAATCAATTGATCATACTCTAAATTATTTTTAATCCAATCTGCAACTTCTGCATTATCTACACCTGGACATTCAAAATCTGCGGCTTCAGCTTTTGCATGTTGTGAATTAGCTGAGCTTCCAATTGCTAAACAAAGTTCTACACTACGAAATCCGCTAGTGATGGTAACTCTTCCAAATCTATCTCTTACGGGTTGTAATATATTTTCACAAAGAACTTTTAATTTTTCGACCTGATCGGCTGAAGGATTGTTATTGATTCCCTTACGAATAGCTGTATCTGATTTTGTAAGCTCTGAAAGACTAAAATTTCTAGAGAGATTCATTTTTATATTTTTTTCTATTATATACTTTTTTTGACTTAACTACACGTTGTTTATACAAAGGTTTTCTAAGTTCTTTTGCATAATTATTTCGATTCGATAACAATTTTTTGTATACTATAGCTTCCATCGATGTTTTTTTCAAGGTATGCCTCTACTTCTCCACACATTAATTGTTTATTATTCATCTCCATGTTCCTTGTTGCAACACGCTTTTTCGCTAAACAATCACTCATAGACTCTTGAATTCTATGTTCCTTAAGCTCTCCATTTATAAATAAACATAATGCTATTACTATTTTAGTCATTGTCTCCACTCACACTCCTTATATTCGTTATTGTAATCAAACTCTTGTAGAGTTCCTGCGTTAATGATTTCCGTTTCCATTTCCAAATTTAATATCTCTTGTTGAATCTTTTAATTTTTCAATATCTTTTTTTAATTTTGTAATTTCATCTGTGTGTTGCTTCAACATTACACCTGTGTGAACATTGTCTTCTAATTGTTTCTGCATCTTTTCAATTTGTTTTGCCTGCCATTCCAGGATCATAAATTGTTCCTGGTCAATTGGTTTTTGAACAGAAGCTTCTAGTAAATCTTTTTCAAATAATTGATTTTTTGTTTCTAGATTATTGAGGCGTTCAATAACACCAAATGCAAACCATAACCCAGCAGCAATTACCGCAATTATAGACAAAAGATTTCTCAGTGGCAAAGCCACATTTGTGCTATCACTTATTTTCATAAGTCCTCTTTACAATTTATTGTTTATAGGATCAACTAAATACCTTGTAATCTAGGATCATTAGAAGTTATATTTTTCTCAGCTTTTGGACGAGAAATAGAATCTATACTTCTTTTTCTTAGTTGAGCCTTTGCAGAATTAGCTTTTCTTCTCTCATCTAATTCTTTTTTTAAGTCCCATTTAAAATTCATAGTTCCTCCTTATAGGTAACCTATAATTATACTATAATTATTCTTTTTTAGAAGCGTTATTTGGTTCTATCTCATAGAACATTTTGTCAGTATCTTCTGTAATCCAATCCGCGCCTTCGACATCCCAGATTGTATTTTGTACTTTATAGTCAGGCCAATCGTTATCAGTAGTGTAATTATTAACATGCCACAGAATGCGATTATTAGGCTGAGCTGCAAAATTACCGTTAGTAAGAGCCAATATATGTGCACACTTATGTTCTTGAGGTATTTCAGAATGCTCCACATTAAGAATATTAGATTCAGGATGGGCCCAATCAACAGTGAATAAATAATTTCCTGGATAAAAGTTTTTATCCTTTCCACGAAATTTACCATCTACACCAGCCAAAAAATCAAACACATGGACACTAGGATAATAGCTAAAACAGTTCCACAACTGTAACTCGTCCGGGCGCATATCGGGCACTTGATCTCTAAAAAAATGTTTTTGGAAAAACGCTGAGATAGGCAGACGATAATATACCGCGCCATTCGGTAATAAGACATGAAAGAGGAGCGCGCGGCCAGAGATACTTGCAATGCCGAAAACAACACAGTCTCTTTCACCTCGTTTCTTTTCATCCATATCGTACAAATATTCTGTACGAATTTTACAATATATTGGTGGTATATTCGCGTTAAGGTAGGCCATACTTTAATCCTCGGGTTATCCATAAATATCTCCCCAATTTTCACCTGATTCATAATCAACTTTATTTGGGACATCTAGTTTAACAGCATTTTCCATGATTTCAATAATTTTATCTGCATGTTCTTGTGACTCTACAGATAAATCCAGTTCATCATGAATTTGAATATGTGCTACAATTCCTTCTTTATATAAATCAATCATAGCTTTTTTAGTCATATCAGCTGCACTACCTTGAATAAGTTTATTTAAAGCCTTGTATGTATAAGCTCTTTTGATCCCTGGTCCGTGTTCCTGGAGTGCTTGTTCTTGAGGCAAGGCTTTGTGCATACCAAACATATTCGGTTCCCATAAATGAAACCTACATAATCGTCCAAGTAAAGTTCTAATCTTACCTCTTTTCTGCGCTCGATTCGATGCAGCATTCATTAAGTTTTTAACAAATGGTACTCTTTCATGATACTGTTCAAATAATTCTGCAGCTTTTTCTTTTGTTACACCCAATTCAGCTTGTAACTTCGTTTTACCCATACCATAGAATAATCCTAAGTTAATCGTTTTAGCTTGAGATCTTGGTATATCCGCCATGTCTGCTACTAACTGGTGAAAGTCTGTATTTACATTTTCATTATAAGCATCAACAACTTCATAAACAGATGGAAATTTTTCTAATGATGCATAATGTACAACCAATCTTGGTTCTTGTTGTGAGTAATCAAAACATCCCCAGGTACATCCTTCTTCAGGTAAGAATAAAGATCTTATCATAGGTCCTAGGTCCTTGTTCCGTGCTGGCAGCTGCTGTAAGTTTGGATTGTTATAACTAAACCTTCCAGTCACAGTTCCACCAGCATCAGAACGGATCTGATTTATCTCAGCATGAATTCGTCCTTTATGTTCAAATCTTAAAATCGTATCAATAAAAGTTGTATGTGCCTTGTTAATTTCTCTAGCTTGTGCTATTTTTTGCACCAAAGGATGTTGATGTTCAGAAAGAAAATTTTTAGTAAATGATGGTGCGTCTGATTTCTCAGTTCTTGAATACTCTAATCCAAGTTTGTCGAAAACTTTTGCAATACTTCTTGCCGCCCAAATCTGAGGATCAATACCTGTCTGATTTTTCACTTCTAACAATAAGCTTTCTTCTTTGCTTTGTAATTCTTGTTTTAATGATAGAGCCCGTTCTGCATCTACTCTTACTCCTTTAAATCTCATATCGACTAGACATGGAAATAAATCTGTTTCTAAATTAAAAATAGATTCTATGTCTTGATGCATAATTTCTTTTTTAAACATTTGCCATAACTCTAATGTCAGTTCAGCATCTTTCTCTGCATAAGATCCAACATGAAGTGCAGGGAGCTGCCACATATCTGCTTTTGGATCTAAACCTTTTTCTTTTGCAGCTTCATTCAAAGCGGTTTCATTTTTACCATGACCTAAATAATCCCAAGATAAAGAATTTAATGTATATGAAAATCTATTCTCATCAATTAAACTTGCTGCAATCATCGTATCTACGATTAAACCATTGATTTTTATACCTAAATTTCGTATCCAACATACGTCATACATTGCATTATGAAAGATTTTTATAGCTGGACTGGCCATGGTATCTCTAAACCATTCTAAAGTTTTTTCTCTATCCATGTTGGGCCCTGAGCCGTGAGCAATTGGAAAATAAAATTTTCGTCCCGGTACAGCAACAGCAATACCTACAACTTCACCATTACCTATAACTGAACCTGAACCTAACTTTCTTAAGTCAGGATCTCTTGTTTCTAAGTCAACCGCAATCTCATCATACGATCTTAAATCTGGATATTCTTCGGGTTCAACCCATTCGGTTTGTGCTACAAATAAAGGTACTCTCATTATTTCTTTTTCTCCTCTTCTTTTTCTTTTTCTTCTGGTTTCTTTTTTCCAAAAATTTCTTCTAAACGTTTTTTATATAAGTCACTAGGTAGTCGACTACGACCATCCCATTGTCTACCTTTTTCTCTTCCCATTATTTTCTACTTTCATTTGTTCAATTTCTAATTCACAATAATGAATTATTTTTTTAAGATCTTCAATTCCATTCTTATCTTTATAACGACAAACATATTTAATAACATTTCCTTGAAAGAAACTCAAGTCATTGGTCCTCGTAAAAGTGTAGGGTTGGATTTTAAAATTTTTATAATGGTTTCCTCCAATCTGTTTATTTTGTGGAAATGCACCATCAAACATATTTTTATCTGTCATAGTTCGCTCCTCTATAGTTATGTGGTAGTTGTTGATTTAACAGGGTTGATGAATATATTTGGGACTCGAAGGCCCCGAACCAACGTCGCTCGTTAGAGCATGAAGCTACCACTCTCCACTGAGACATTCCCTCTATCCCGACCGGTTTAAAATCACAAAGAATAGCCATAACGCTCCTTCTTTGGTTTTAATAAGTACAAACTGTTTTTAGTTCTAGTAATACCAACATACCAAACTCGATGTTCTTCATCTGCTTTTTTAATATTACTTTCAACTGAATCTCTTATCTTTTTAGCATTGTCTAAAACAACAATAACATTTTCACATTCTCCACCTTTTGCTGCATGAATAGTAGATACTTCTATTCTTGGATCTTGATTTAATTTCTCTCCATTACCCAACATAGTTCTTATATAATAACACTCATCCTGATCTGCTTTTGTAAATACATTGTACCAAAGATCATCTTTTTGATATCCAAAGTCTTGAAGTTTATATAAAGCTTGTGTTTCTTTAAAATTAGGATGCATAGAAACATATTCTGATAATTCTTTTGCATCT